CTGCTAAGATATTTTGGGCAACATCTAACTCCCGGAAACACGACACACAGACCTCGCATGTTAGCATTGATCCAAATAGCCAATATATTAAAGGTCAAATGGAACAAACACCGCAGCCAGAAATTGTCAATAAAAGCACTAGCAATGTGCATTCCAACTGCAGGTACAGCAGCCCACGAAAACCCAAAAGTTAAGATCTTGTGGCGCCACTCTTCCCAAGCAAATACTGTGCACCAGATCACCAGCGCAATTCTGTACCAATGCTGAGGCACAATAAATCCATAATCCAATTTAGCAAAGAATGCTACTCCATGCAAAACCCACTTCCCGCTAGCCTTAAAAGGCTCTTCCCACAAAGGTGCGAGTAAAGTAAACCACATCACGGAAAATATTTGATAGCACTCCGGGTTGTAGTACGCTCCCAGAGTCTGAAGTAGCCCGATTGGCAATCCAGACTGTTCCTTAAGAGCATCCCATCTATCCACAGCAGCTTCTCTAAAGCCCTTGTCAATCTCCTCCACTGACTTGAATCCTTCTGATGGCCAGCTCAAATGAGCACACGCATCTTTGATATCCTTCCTAATTCTTCCGCCGTCAGTATCTGGCGACAGATGCACGGAATTTTCCCAACAGGATCGTAGACAATCCATACCATGAAGCTGAGCCTCCTGGCCGTTCTTCCTCCAGCTTGTGAATGTCTTACTGAAAGATGACAAGTCCAGCGGTGCATACCAAAAACCGAGCCTAAATAAGAAGCCTCTTTTGAGAAATGCCAAATCCTTTGGATCATCGAAATCCTTCTCCTTAGCATCGCTCTTATCTGCCGGTGTGTAGCTAACTCCAATGGTTTTCAATTCAGAATGAATGACCCAATAATTGAAATTAACTACCATAATCGAAACAGAGATCAAATTGTCATCACCATAAGTCATCATCTTGACCTGGACGAAGAACAAGTGAACGTCGTTGCCTACCCGTATCCAAACATACATGATAAACAAGATATTCACAATACAGTTAACATGAACTGTCAAGGGATTACCTGAGGGATTCGTACCCGCTACCGTGAAAATATCACTATCAAAGATAACGGTAGGATTGATCGCTTCAGCCGCCCACGATTTGGCAGCCTCAATCAAAGAGGGATCGTAATTTCCCGAAGCTTCTAACAATCCAATTATAATGAAGTAAGCAGCTCGTGTGAAAAGAGGAGACATATTCTGGTCATAATTAGTATAGTCTCCAGCAATGATCCTATTTATCCCAAAGGAAGAAATCCATAACCACAGCAATCCCCAAATCTTACTACTTGCGTTCATTCCAACTGCAGCCCAGGAAATAAAGAAATTCCTCTGTGCCATACGAATATATGATCCAAAAAGCATACGCCCAGCTAAAACAACAAACATGTTAGCAGCGCAGAAAATCCGAGGGCCTCGAGTCCTGTTTTTATCCGCAGATATGGGCTCATCCTTCTGAGACCCTTTGTAAGGATAATTGAACGGGTTACCATTTAGTAGAGATGCAAAGTAATTGGAATAATCATTGTTTAACTTCGGTGGCAAATAATACTCATAGCCACAGGCATATTCAGTACTCGCTCGCTGTTCCAGCAATTGTAATTTTGCTTTATTCCATGGGAAACCTGCGCTCGTGTCATACTTTAATTTCTCCACCCACGTTATATCATCCCGACCATTTAGCCTCTTTGAGGTTCAGAGGGGCTAGCAAGGAAAGCTCTTTCTTTTCAGAGTAAGCCGTCTTCCAATGATTAAGCAAAGCCAGTTTTGCAGTAGATAAGACCTTACTATCGATTTTGTGCGAAATCTTCCCCACTTGCTCTAGATAGTGTCTCTTTGACTTCCAATCAAAAATTGGAACCTCCTTAGTTGATTCATAACCTCGAGTGAAAAAGAAGTCTTTGTACGGGGGATCTCCAACCGCTGAGCTACCATGACCACAGGCTGATTTTAATTTGCCCTCAAAAGTCATATTGGCTTGCAGACAGGGCTCAAAACCGTGAAGGAGTGGATTACCTGGAGATGGTTCACCATCCAAGGGGACATATTGGGAATTTTCCCCAACAACATTTCCCTTAGGCACAAAACTAAAAGTTCCCTCTGAGGAGCTTGTTATACTCCTTATTGCGTTTTTCAGATAAGAACGTCCAATAAAGGAGGACAAGATTTGTCCCCCCCCTTCCATAGATTGAAATCCCAAAATTGCAGTCCCTGTGACACTTTGGGCTACTAATGTGGCCCCACTATGACCAGGGCCCCTACCTCTAGCACTTACCACTGACATGGCAGTTGTTAAAAAGTGAGGATCGAATTTTGGATTATGGCGGATTGAGTACTTAGTCATTTGAGACACTAGCTCCCAACCCGTCGGTTCCACAAATCTACACTTGTAGTCTTCTTTAAGAGCATCGTTGGTTTCTAAAAAATAATCTACCAAACTGTCTCTTGACGGCATAGAAGGGATATCTAACAGAAGGAAATCGTTCGACACGTCAACATATGAAGTTGAAGTATTTATCAAAAATTTATGCTTGATCTTCATTCCTGTAGTGCCAGTAAAAACCAATTCACCACTAACGGCTGCTAATCGATTGGATGACATGAATGGCGTGGTTCGCTCTACTGCTGCATGAGCCACAGTTGCAACCAAATTGCCTCCTATGGCCAACCCTAAAACAGAACCTAGATTCTCATCACCTGGCCCAAGGAAGTTGATATTGCAAGTATT